CTACTATTTTACAGACAATATTTGCACATATGAATCAGGAATTGGATGCGTTGGATCTCCAGTTTCAGGTGCTTCATACACTTGTTGTTCAAACTAATTTTTGTAATTTCAAATGTTCATGCATTCATTTGAAGTTACCATTTTGTTTTTTTAACACTTATTTTGGGTCCTTGGCCTCGCTTCTTTACATTTCCAGGGTCATACTTTTCATCTTCGTCGTCTGAATGCATATCCTTGGACAACTCCCAAAATTCTTTCGATCCTAATTTGAAATCGTTATGAGAGTCTGCTTTGTACCAAAACACTTGATCCTGCAACTTATTTGATTTTGCGTTATTATTAATAACTAAACACTCATAATTTTCTGTGCATTGATCCATGACTTGACAAAATGATTCAAATGTGGGAAACATTCCAGCATAATTATCAAATATACGTTTTCTGTTTGCAATATATGGTTCTCTCAAAATAAAAACATAATCAACGTTGGTTCTCAAAGTAGGCGGAATTCCCAACGGATACTGCATGGTAATAATAAGCATCACCTTCCAATGTCTGCCGTTCATAAAAAGAAGCCGCATCATTTTGTCTCTAGCCCAAGTATTATCATATAAACAATCATCTAAAATAACAAACGTTCTTGGATCTATAGTACTTTTTTTAAATGTCTCCATTTCTTTTTTAATTTGCTTTAAAACAGAGCGCTGTCGTTTTAATATATTTTCGATGATTGCCGTATTGTATTCATTGTGAATAAATAATTTTGGAACCAATTTTCCATAAAATCCATTTCCTTCTTCCGTTCCGGATATTACTGTTCCAATGGGTATATCTTGATGATAATATAACAAATCTCTTACTAAAAAACTCTTTCCGGTATCACGTCTTCCAATAAGAACTACAACAGGTCCTTTAGACTCATTTGGTTTAAAACTAATAGTTTTCATATCAAATTTTTTCAACTCTAACGTCATTGTATTATTATTATTATTATTTAGAAGATTATAAATTTCTATTTTACGCAATAAACGATAAATAATATAGAATTTCAAAATAAGTTAAAACATGTTATAATTTATATATTTAGTAGCTATTAATAAATGATAACAATAAATTATCAAAAACGAAAAAACGTCGAACTCTTCAAAACTTTAGAGTGTTATGACTTTAAGAATACACAAAATTATATACCTATTTACAATAGATTTTTTTCTCTGAACGAAACCAATTTTAACAACGTGAATCTAAATCATGAATGGTACTTAACAAATATTAAAGAAAATGTTGAGGGTAACAAAAATCTATATAATTGTTATATTAAAAACCACTCCACACAAAAGACAAAGACAAAGCAAGTATTTTTTAAATTAGCACCACTAGTAGATCCTTTTAAATATTTAATTGGAAAATATAATCCAAAAGATGAAAAACTATATAGACTTCCTTTTACAACATCAGATCTTGAAGATTTCAATCTTAAATTCACAGAACCTAATAACTCCTCCTACGTGGACAGCTTCTTTTCATTTTTGAATAGCAAGCTTATTCACAATTATGGATTTATTCATGGAGTTGACTTTTATGGATCTTATTTAAGCATAAAAAATAACTTCACAATAAATGTGTTTGATGATTTAGACTATCTCAATAAATCCGATTACTTCAACAAAAATAAAAACGTCTTGTTTCATGTTGATGATTATGATTTTCTTTTTAATGATGAAGATGATGAAAAACACAAACTTCCTCTTATAAAAATTGATCGAACAACATCAAGCGTATCAAATATATCTATTAGTTCAATTAACGATTCAATGTATGATGATGTATTTTCTAACGAAATTGTATCTTTTGACAATTTAAAAGATAGATCTTTAGACATTGTTGATATCAACAATTTAGAAATTCAAACGAATATAACAACTACATTAAAGTCAGGTTCAACGTGCTCTTCGAGAAGTTCTTACACGGAAGACAATAATAAAGATGACTCGTGCTGTAACAAAGACGAATTGGACGAGAATGGTCTTGATAAATATGAATCTGAGTCTGAATCGAATTCTGATTATAATTCCGATGATAGTGGAAATGAAGAAAGAATAAATGTCATAATACCACAATTTCCAGTCCAAATAATTTCTATGGAAAAGTGTGAAAGCACGTTTGATGAGTTAATATTAAACGAAGAATTAAGTGAACTAGAATGGTATTCTGCCTTTATGCAAATTATAATGATTTTAATTACTTATCAAAAGATGTTCGCATTTACACACAATGATTTACACACAAATAATGTAATGTATAACAACACTGATGCAGAGTTTGTGTATTATTGTTTCAAAAAGAAATACTACAAGGTTCCCACATTTGGAAGAGTTTTTAAAATAATAGACTTTGGAAGAAGCATTTATAAATTCGACGGAAAATTGTTTTGCAGCGATAGTTTTAAAAATGGAGAAGACGCTGCAACCCAATACAATACCGAGCCATACTTTAATGATAAAAAACCTAGACTTGAACCAAACTATAGTTTTGACATTTGTAGACTGGCTTGTTCTATTTTTGATTACATGGTTGAAGACTCGGAATCTATAAAAAATTTAGATGACTGCGATCCTGTTACAAGATTAGTTGTAGAATGGTGTTTAGATGACAAAGGAGTAAATTTATTGTATAAGAATGATGGGTCAGATAGATATCCGGATTTCAAGCTTTATAAAATGATCGCTCGATGCGTTCACAACCATACTCCTCAATCGCAATTGGAGAGAAAAGAATTCATGTCTTTTCTCGTTTCAAAAAATAAAATCCCGGGTTCTGCAAAAATAATGAATATAGACGACTATCCTTGTTGCGTTTGATTCTTAAGTTTAGAAAAAATAAATTTAAAACTTTTTTTTTAAATATAAGTATAAATATAGATGAACGATAATAATTTTGGATTTATTATTACAAGACATGTAAACTCTGAAACCACAAATAAATATTGGAATCGTTGCGTGCGGTGTATAAGACAATTTTATCCAAAAAAAAAAATTATCATTATTGATGACAATAGCAAGCCTGAATTTGTAAAAGCAGATTTTGAGTATAAAAATGTTGAAATTATTCAGTCAGAATTTCCTGGAAGAGGAGAATTATTACCCTACTATTATTTTTACAAACGATGTTTTTTTAAAAATGCTGTAATTATACATGATAGCGTTTTTTTTCATAAAAGAATTAATTTTGAAAACATTCAAGCCCAAGTTATTCCTTTATGGCATTTTAACTCTGATAAAGAGAACGTTGACAATACAATTCGCCTTGTTAGCGTTTTAAGAAATAGTCTTGATATAGTAAAAAATTTACTTGATAGTGAAATAAAGCCTCTAGGATTTAAAAAATATACATGGTTTGGGTGTTTTGGAGGGCAAAGTTACATTAGCTATGATTTTCTTTCAAACATTCAAAATAAATATGACTTGTTTAATTTATTGAAACTTGTAAAATGTCGCGCAGATAGAAGTTGTTTTGAAAGGATTTTGGGGATTTTATTTTTCATGAACCAAAAAAAGTTATACAGGGCTCCATCTTTATTGGGAAATATAATGACATACTCGGTTTGGGGATACACATTTGACGACTATTGTAATTTTTTAAATGATAAAAAAAGAGCTCCAAAACCCGTAGTTAAGGTTTGGACTGGAAGATAGATTAAAATAGTATTAGTATAAATAAAACTTTTATTTATACTAAATGTTGACCACGTTAAAAGTCTGGATTGTCAGTAAATACAGCAGGAGCCGTCCCACCTTCTTGAATCGACGGCTTTAACTGATTTAATAAAAAATTTCCTGTTAAAACACTAAAGTATACTAATAGCGTATCTCTTATTAACAATTTCAATGGTTTGCTTTCTTTTTCAATAAATCGCATTTCAATAAACTTGCAAACAAAAAATACAAAAGAAATCAATCCGGCAATGATAAATACGTTATCCATTTAAAATAATAAAGAACATTGTTATTTGTTATTTTACGCAATTCTATCTTCAAATTTTTTATATTTTATTTCTTTTGACATTTATGCGCTGATACGTGATACATGGTATATTTTTATAAAAATTAATAATTTTTATATAAATGAATATTATAATGAATTTAGAAGAAATAGTAGACAACTCGAAAACGGACAAAAATAATGTACATTCTTATTTACCTCTATATCAAGAATTGTTGATAGATAAAAAGGAAACTGCTAAAAATGTTTTAGAAGTAGGAATTCATTTAGGAGGAAGTATAAAATTATGGAGTGATTTTTTTACACATGCAAATATCTATGGATTAGATATTATACATATTGACGCTATTTGGGAAGGCGTTAAAAACAATAAAAAAATTATATTACATACATCAACTGACGCATACGACGAGGATTTTTTTATTACT